CTACACCATCACCATCAGCATCAACGGTTTCAGTAGGATCTTCGGGGAATGCATCATTCTCGTTTAGAACACCATCACCGTCAGTATCACCGTTGGTAGCATCGTCAGGATAATCATCAGCATTATCACCTACACCATCACCATCAGCATCAACGGTTTCAGTAGGATCTTCGGGGAATGCATCATTCTCGTTTAGAACACCATCACCGTCAGTATCACCGTTGGTAGCATCGTCAGGATAATCATCAGCATTATCACCTACACCATCACCATCAGCATCAACGGTTTCAGTAGGATCTTCGGGGAATGCATCATTCTCGTTTAGAACACCATCACCGTCAGTATCACCGTTGGTAGCATCGTCAGGATAATCATCAGCATTATCACCTACACCATCACCATCAGCATCAACGGTTTCATTCGGGTCATTAGGGAATATATCAGTATTATCACCTACACCATCACCATCAGCATCAACGGATTCATTCGGGTCATTAGGGAATGCATCGGTAGCATCAGGTACGCCATCATTGTCAGCATCTGGCTCGTATACGCTGCCGTCTTCGTTATATAATCCAGATAAAGTTTCTCCATCTTCACCAACTAATTCAAATATTCCATCACCATCAAGATCAATAAAATCTCCGGGAGTATAGGTAGTAGTAGTATCAGGTTCAGTTGTAACAGTAGGATCATTAGGAGCAAAATCATCTACATCCGGTACTCCATCTCCATCAGTATCAACAGTATTAGGATCAACAGGTTCAGTTGTAACATCAGGGTCATTTACGTCAAAATCTAGTGCGTTAGGTACACCATCACCATCTGAGTCGTATTCTCCAAAGACAGTAGTAATATCTAAAGGGTCTGGAGATTGCTGCGTAAGTTCTGCAATCTGTTCTGGCGTTAGGGTTATACCATTTGATAAAGCAAAGGCTTCTACTTCTTCTTGCGTTAACTGCCTAGGGTCTACAAAATCATTTATAGCTGCGTCAAGAGCATCATCCCCATAAGAGTTGCCAATGAAAGCACTCCAGTCTTCTTCTGAGGGGGTATACCCTAACTCGTTAAAGGCAGTCTTAGCTTCTAGTGGGCTTGTGTACTGACCGTCATACACATGGTTCATAAGTGCAGAAAAAGACGCAGGGTATGTGTCAGGGTCTAATCCCGCAGAGGCGAATATAGCTCTTACAGTGCTTTCTGATAACAGGGGATTGCCATCAGAGTTTGTCTGTAATGCATTGTTAATTGTAGGGCTAAAGTTGGCTAACGCATTAGCCGTCATATCTCCGCCTGCAATATTAACGAATGACTCGTCCATCCAGTCAGCCATCCAGTCAGTGCCGTTTTCAGAACTTGGTAGAACAGATATACCCAAGTTTGCTAATGCGGAGGCTGTTCCCATACTAGTAGAGGTAGTCATACCCAACAAACTACCAAGTAACGTGTCCCCAGTAACTTCTCTAGCTATATTAATACTAGGATCAATTTGTTGTAGTAAGGTGTTTTTATATAAAGATATTCCTCCTTCTTCTACACCTTCTCCAAGAGTTTCTCCTGTTATGGCGCTAAACCATTCTTTTACAGGTTTACCAGTTTTAGCGGCCCATTTTTTAGCTCTAATTGCAAAAGACTCGCCTAACTCTTTAACTGCACCAGCATTCTTACCAAAAATTCCTTTTAATACTTTATCGTCAAATTTGTTACCAAACACCATAGTAGAAGCTATTGCGGCTGCGCCACCTGCTAAACCTACTTTTTGCGCTATACCCGCAGCTATTGTGCTACGGCGTAAGTCTCCATCATTGGCATTTAATTTTCCTAGTGTGTAGTCTTTAGCCGCTTGTTGAAACTGTTCTTCTGTCATAGTGCCATTTTGTACTAAGGCACTATTTGCTTTTATTAGCGCTTTGTACTCTGCGGAGTCCCGTATGGCTAAGGTTTCAACTCTTTCTTGAGTGGCCATAGCATCGTTATAGGCTTCTGAAGTAGTGCCACCTATTGCTTCTGCAACGTCTAAAGCTAAAGAACTACCTACAGCAGCCCAGTTTCCCGCCTTGTTTATCTGAGCTAAAGTATCGGCTGTAATGTCTGCTACATCTACCCTACGTCCAAGAGCAGAACTAGTTTTTAGTATGCCTTTAGCAGCTAAACCTACTTTACTTGCTACAAAAAAACTAAATCCTTCTTCTAATAACTCAGTTGTAGCTTCAAACGAAGTAGCTAAAGGAGCTTCTTTAAGACCCCCAAAAAACTCAGATACCCCATTTATGATTGAGTTATAAGTAGTAGCACTGTCATTCCTACTTTCAACAGTATTTGCTAGTAACTCGTCTCTTCTCTCAGCGGTTAAGCTGCCGTTATCTACAGCAGTATCTAAGGAAAGTTTTAATGCTTTGTAGCTGCCACTGTTTATTACTTCTTCTTTGGTTTTCTGCTCAAAATATGTCTTGTCTTCAAACTTGGCTTGAAACTCTTGTAACTTTGTAGCGGAATCTTTAAGACTTTGTGGGCTAGCTTCATCTGCCATACCTAAAAGATACTGAGATACCTCCGCTAACTTAGTGTTCTCAGGGTGGGTTTCACCCATTGTAAACACGCCATTTATTTGGTTGAGTATATTTCCGCCTGTAGCTAATGCTGCGGCTACAAGAAACTGGTCTGCCTCTATTAAGAAGTCTCCATAAGCAGTGCCTTCAAACAACGACTCTCCTGCTTTAGCTATTCTAGTTTCAATTAAATACTTAGCCCCGTCATAAATAGCACTGCCGATTGTTTCGGCTATCAAAGGGTCAACTTCGGGGTCTGTTATGGCTACAGCAAAGGCTTCAGGGTCTTCTTGTCTATAAGTGTCAAGTATTCCTCCTAGAGCATCTGCAAACTCTATAGTGCTACCATCTACACCCGCAAACGAGCCATCATCATTTGCTTCAAAAGCACCTTCCGGTAGGGCTATACCTGCATCAAACATTGCTGTTTTAAGGCTAAGAATACACCCTTGTTGCACAGCACGGGCATTAGCTCCCCCGCCTAAGACTACGGAACCAACTTTTATAAGGTCACCAATTCCCAAAAGAGAACCATCGACATTTTCTAAGCTAATACCTTCCGCAGCAGCAGCCATTCCAGCCGTACCATAAACAATGTTAATGTCCGCTAATGGCCCTAAACTTATGTCAGGAAACATTTCTCCTAAAGTAGTTGGTATTTGAATAGCGTCAACACCCCCTATAGCAGTAGAAGCAGCGTTAAATCCTTCTATAGCTCCGGGAATAGCGCGTAGCCAATCGGATAAGTGTAATGTCTCCCCTGAAATACCTTTAGCCGCCGTGTACAAAAGACCTACTCCGGGAGAAAATATAGCGGCTATAGACATGATAGGATCTAGAAAATCCCATACACTACTCTCAGGTCTAAAGTCATCAGACCTTCCGTTAGCTACACTGTTACCTATGCGTTGGTAAAATTGATTAACGTCTAAAGGATCGTCGCTTTTAGGGTAAAACTGAGGTGTCATTAAATCAGTTCTAAGGTCGGTATCTCCTGCACCAGAATTGTCTAAGTATATTTTATCGTTTATTTCTACAAACTTTATTGCGTCTGGATTTTCTACAGGGTCGTAATTAGCGTTAACCTCTTGGACGTATAAACTTTCATACGTGTCTTTGTCTATTCCTCCTGAAGCGTGTAACCCGTGCAAGTAAGTTAACTTGTCTTGTAAAGGTAAAAAGCCATACATCTCCGCAAAAGCGTCAGGGTCTTCTGATCTAGCTTGTTCTAAGTCAGCAGTAAACTCTTGGTATTTTTCTAAGCCATATTCAGCATTAATAGTGTCAAATACTACCTGTGGCCCTTCACTTTTTACCGTGTCGTAGCCTATAGTAAACGGCATGTCTTCCCACTCAGCGTGAGGCGTGTCTGATAGGGTGTTTAATTCTGCAAATACTTTATCTGGATCTACACCAAGGGCTAAGGACTTTTTAGCGCTTGCCCAAGTTTGACCTTTTATATCCGTACCCTTATCTCCTGCAAGGGGGTTCTGCATACCTTCAAAATACTTATTTAGTATTTCTTTTTTCTCAGGGGTAAACCAACTTTGTTCAGCTAGACTTTCTCCATTAGGTTGGTAAGTTTCAAAGTCTACTAAGTAACTTGTGTCTTCTAAAACAGTGTTAATGTCAAAAGGTAATTCAGCCGCAGCAGCTACAGCATCCCAATCAATATCTCCTACTGAGGCATCCCAACCACCGCCACCTATGGAATCTAAAGTTAAAAGTAAATTAGCAAAGTCTTCGCCGTAACTCTCTTGGATAGAATCAATAGCAAGAGTAATATTGCCCGCTGATGCATTCTGAGAAGGCATAGAATATTTGTAGGCTTTGTACGATGTTGGAAACCACTCAGGAGTGGCTAAAGCGCCCATACCTAGGAAAGTTTGGCCGGGATACCGCTGCAAAGAGTACTCATCAGAAAAACGGTCTCGTGAGACTGAAGACTGCCATTCTTTAAAAGATTCTAATTGAGATAAAGGAGGAGTTACATAACCAAAACCGTCATCATCTCCAAGAAAATCCCAGTAGTCATCTTCATCAGTACCACCAGTAGTAGGGTTTACATCAAAGGGGTCTATACCGTCGTCTTTATCGTCCCTAGTACCTGAGTCATCCCAAGGGGCAGGTTGGCCTTTTATAACAGGAGTACCCTTGGTATCCCAAAATAATTTTGCTCCTAACGTTTCTCCGTCAGCATATACTAACTGATACTTGCCATCTCCATCAGGGTCAACGTAAGTGCCAGCTTCATACGTACTAGAACTACCTAAGTCTGGGTCAGAATATAGGGGAGGCTCAGGCTTTGGCTTTGGGCCTCTAGGATCACGCGGGCCTTTAGGATCACTTGGGTTGCTGTCATCAAAAAGGTCTCTATGTTTTGGGATATGCGGCATCTTACGTAATCTCTAATATGCTTGCTACAACGTGTAACCTGTTAGCAGTAGCCGCAGTGACTTTTAATATCTCAGTAGGTTGTAATACTAGGGGGGCAGTTAATAATTCTACAGTAGCATTAGCGCCAATAGCTTTTGTCTTAAACAAGCTAAACACCGAACTACCATTAGTTACAGTAACAGTGATTGTATCCGCATTGCCAGAGTCTTCAGAGACTAATATAGACTTAACAATGCCTGTAGTTAGGCCAACCGCTGTGTACAGCGTAGTTACACTAGTAGCAGTTAGGTCGAGTTTTGCATTTACGTAGGTATTAGCCATTAGCTCATAAACCAAGTAGAGGCTTCGGCTTGCTGATTATACGTAGCATTGCGAAGCGCGTTGTCTAACTGATTAAAGTAGATACGTAGTATCTTGTTAAACTCTTCAAATTCTTGTGCAGTATACTCTTCTGGAGGGTACGGCAGCGCGGGCGCACGAAAGAGTACATTATATCTGGTTTGGTCTACAGCCATTATCGTCTACCATCAGGTCGCATATCAATTCGGGGAGAACCCAACTGCCAAGTTACTCCTTCGGCGCTAGACTCTATTTTCATAGCCATTTGACGGCCTCGTACACGAGTATATACTTCGCCTGTAAACTTCTCTACAGGTGTTACAGCAGTTCTAGTAATAGCGCCAGTGTTTGATCCACCCTCAGACAACGGGTTGTTATACCCTGAACCAGAATTAGCTAGAGGTAGCAAAGACATAGTAGCACTAGGAGAGTTTACTAGAGACCCATCAAAAGTAATATCTGGTATCAACCGATGAACAAACATAAACTGGTGCCCATCATCAAGATCAAACTGAGCAGACTCTATAAAGGCGGGAATAGGAGCTGTAGTACCTGTCTCATTGTCATCAACGCCTTCTTCATGGTCAACTAGATTAAAGGTATAAGTAGCTGCTAAGGGGTTGTTTCTAAGTCCAGAGTCTAACCAAGCAGAGCGAGATAAGGTGCCGTAGTACCATACATCTTCTAGGTAGTTATACACCACATACTTGTTTGCTACCGTAGAGCTGCTAGAGCAGTAGAACCACCATACTTCGTGATATGACTCTATCGTGCCAGCAAATACCTGTGGGTACTGAGTAACATTAAAGTCGTTAAATATAAACTTACGTAAGTCACATCGTAAAGGCTTGGTACGTCCATCGTACATATAGAACTTGTCCCTACCCATCCAGTAAGCTACACCGTTTGCGTAGGCTACAGCATTTTGTGACGCTATAGATATGTTCTCACCTACTAACTGAGCAGTCCACACAGCAGGTGCGCCTACATACTGCAACGCGTACACAGCGGAATCCGTCCATACTAGTACTTCTTGGCGCGATTGCTTTGCAGCAATAATGTTGGTGCCGTTAGACAGTATTAAGTCACCTGCTTGATTAGTAGCGGAAGGTGTCCAGTTTGTAGCGTCTTCTTGATCTGACCACCGTATGAGCATGGTGTTTAGGGCAGATGAACCCAAATCGTTACACCCAAAACAAAATACAAATCTACTTATGTCAGATACTAATGTTAAGTTTTGAATAGTAGGTACGTTAGATGCGCCACTTAAAGAAGCTAAAGTTACGCCCCTTTGATTCAGGTTGTTTACCGCAGATGCATCCCAGTAGAATAACGTGCCTCCACGAGGGCCAAATATAAGGTCTTCCCCAAAGTTAGCTTGGCTCCACTGACGTACTTCTTCTACGGACTCAGCTCCTACGTTCCAAGCCCCAGAACCCCAAGAAGATGCGCCCCAACCTGTTAGAGGAATAGCAAACGCAGGCCCGACATTTATCTGGTATGCCGCAGTAACTGAACTACCACCACCTGTAGCACCGCTTGAAGCATTTAAACTAGCAACAATAATGTAAGAAGTTGAGGTAGCAAAGCCATCAATTTGAAACTCGCCATTTAAGTCTAACCCACCTACAGCAGTTCCACCGCTAAAAGTAACATAGTCACCTACGCTATACCCACCAGTAGCATCTGTAACAGTAACATTAGGGGAGCCAGAAGCAGTAACAAACGGGTTATTACCAAGAGTGGCCGCTGTCTTACGTAAAGGAGTTATATCGTAGTAGCCTCCACCGTTCTCAATGTAAAACTTGAGGTTTGTGCCTAGACCTACTAAGTTCTGACTGCCTAGTGTTACCCAGTTCCATATAGATCGACATACACCCAAGAACACTGCGTCAGATATACGCTGCCACCCAC